GCTTGTTGGTAGGCCGAAATATCCTTCATAGAATAAATCGATTTGCCAGTCTTGCGTTCCCACTTCGCCCACTCAGGGAGTCCAGCGTTGTAGGTGACTTCCTCGCCGTTTGTGTATTTAATTGTGATTGATAACTTCATAGCTCCCGATCTCCCTTTTAACTAAATGTCTCTGTTACTTCGCCCTTTGATACTTTGAAGGTGAAGGATACTGTTTGCGCGTCAATTCCGGAACCACCAGCGGTTGGAAACTCTGGAAGAATTGGAAAAACAAATTGAGCGCCAGTTGCAGCGGTTAGAGTTACGCTGATTGTGGTATCCGGTGCAGTCTCAGCAGCAGTCCATAGCGCCTCGCATACGGAGTTAGCCTTGCCCCAGTCTGCCAACATATCTAGCTGGAATGTGCCTTCGATATTAACTGTCTTGTAAGCCTCGCCATCAAGAGTCTGGAAAGTCTCGCGGACGTTCGTCTTAGTCAATACTGCATTAGTCGCTTGTGCTTCGACATCTGTTCCACCTGTGAAAGATAGCGAAACGTCGCGACCAGTAATTACTACTGTTGCCACTTTTTCTCCTTAGTTAGTCTGTGTGTAATAGGTGGAAACGCGAATGTCCGCGACCAGTAAATTAACTGTTCCGACTTGCGTAACCGATGGCCGCTCTACTGGGCCGACTGTATAGCCGTCCGGTATGACTGCCAAAACTGACATTATTAGCTGCTCTAGGTTGTCTAAAGCTGCTGGGTTAGATAGATAAGCGACTCCGCAAGTGATTGTAAGGTTAATCTTTGCGTGAATGGTTGAGTCGTTGATTGTGTTTAATTCTAGGTAAGGCGCATCTGGCACTAAAACAACCATAGGCACTTGAGGCGCTTCAGGGACGTAAGAATAAACGTTAGCGCTGACAGTTCCAAGAGCGGTCGCTAAAGGTGTGCGGATAGAGCTTAAAATTGTTGATGGGGGCATTATCCCACCATTACTTCAACATCAAGGTAAGGCCCAAGTAGGCCAGTTACTTTGGCAAGTAGATTCTTTGACAGTCTGAAAGGTGTAACTGCAAAATCAACGCCTTCAATTGATCCGCCTACTGCGGTTTTTGCTTGGAAAATCTCTGTCGATATAACCAAGACAGAAGTCTTAACGTTGGCGTTTCCGACATAGGTAGCCGCGCCAGTGAGCGTAGCTGATCCGGCGGGGATGACATTAAATTCAGTAACGTCTGAAGCAGTAATAGCTGCTGAGAATTGGTAGAGGTCATCTGAGACGTCGGTAATTGTTCTTGTGCCGTTAAATGTTGCTGAGACTCCAGCGATGACGACTGATTGGCCGACTGAGAATTCGTGTTGGGTTGAGGTGGTAAAGAGTGCGACATTGTCATTCAATTCTGCTTTAGCGATTGGAGATGCGTATTTTACAAGCATCGGCAGAATTATATTTTCTGACGCGTCAATAATTTCATTCAAATAAGCATCTGAATATAGGGATGACGAGACGCCAAGAATGGTCCTCAGCTCTGTAGCCGTGACTATTGTTGGCATCTCGTTATCCTTTCAAGCTAATTGGGTGAGCGGCCAGCTCGGGAGCGGACTGGCCGTCACTATTTGAGTTTTACTATGCAACCATCCACTTGTAAGCACCAGCAGCGACCTTTGTCGCTAGTGCGCCGTAGCCGTAATAGGCCACCTTGATTTGACCAGTTGCGACAACGTTTGTCTCCAAACGGAAGCGGCTGGACTCATACCAAGTGTAAGCGTCTGGGTTCAAGATGATGATTGAGTTGTCACCAGTTGGAGCAGCAGTAGCCAAGTTACGAGCAACGCGTAGGTTTAGGCCTAGTACGTTTCCGCGAACTGACTGACCGGATAGATTGCCACCCTGATTTGATGGGCCGATTAGGTTTTGATAAATCGGACGGCCTGCATCAGCGAGGTTCATAATGTTGCCCCATTGCTCTGGGCTAACAAGAATGTTTGTAGCAGTTCCAAGAGTTCCCTTATAAACGGAAACTGAAGCATCTGATACGAAGTCCAAGAAACCAGCAGCATCTAGTGTGCGGTTTCCGCCATCAGTTCCGCCAGCAACAAGACCAGCGATAACTGCGACATCAGTAGCCTTTGCATAGGCAAATTCCATTTGACGAACTAGCTCATCAAAGAAGGCTGGAGATGATCTGTCGAGCAACTCCACAGAAAATTCCTGACCGCCAGCGTACTTCTTGACTGACACAGATAGGAACTCGTTTGTCATTCCTGTCTCGTCAATTGTTGCTTCCTCAGCCTCTTCGCCAACTGTTGGAACAGCGGTAATTTTTGGAATTTCGAAGGTCATACCAGCATCAGGTAGAACGCCGCGAGATACTGAATCTACTGCTGGACGATCTGCGTTTGATAGCGGGTTGATGATTTCGGTGAGCTGACGTGTTGGAATCAAGCCAGCGTTGTTTGTTGTGGTGTCATCTGCGGCCATAACGTACTGGCGAGACTCATCGTCTCCGAATACCTTAGCGCGGACAGATGCTTCGAGATACTTCGCCTTTGTAAACTCTAGGCGAGGTGCGGTGTAGAACGCTGGACGTGGCGCAGCGGCTTCCACCTTAGCTGCTTCTACCGTTTCTTCGGCAGGAGCAGGAACGGTAGTGTCAGACACTTGTTCTCCTTCGGTTGGTTTGTCCTCTTCGGCGGTTGCCGGAGCGGAATCTTCTTCTTTTGGTGCTTCATTTTCAGAAGCAGCGACTTCACTGACGCGAGCTGAATCAATTGCTGGGTCAGTTACTAAGGAAACTTCATCTAGGGTTGCTGAGGTAATTTTCATTACGCCAGAGGCATTGACCCACTCGTTAATTTGAGCGCCAACGCTAAAGCCATCCCTTAATCCTTCGGTGGCCTCAATTAAGGCATCTTCTCCGGCCATAGTGTTGGCGATCTTGAACGTGGCCACTATTCCGTTCTTTGTTACTTCGTGAGCGACCATCTTGCCAATAGGACGGGTCCGATCGTGTTCTAGTAGCAATTTGACTGGCTTCATTTCAATTGAGTCAGCAGCAAAAACTGTTGGCCCTACTGAGGTGTTGCCTTGCTCGTTCCAAGTAACAATAGTTCCGCTAATTGTGCGCTTTACTGTGTCTGCCGCTAGGACAGTCATTGGCATATTAATTCTCATTTGGAATTAAGTCCTCTTCTCTTTGAATTTGCTCGACACTCATCGCGCCAATGCGGTTCAAGATTTCATAAACTTGAGCGCGTTCCAAAGCGTTACCGCGTAGGAAATCGTCAAGTGAGAATCTCACCATTACAGGATTTGGCACAAAGTCCGGTAGTGAGAGTCTTTCCTCAATCGCCTTAAGTATTGGGCGAAGTGAGAAATCAACTAGTGAGCGCCGCTCGCTAACCGCGTTGCTATATGTCATTGAAGTAGTCTCGGCGCTCAAAAAGTAAGCTGGGATACCACAAGCTCGAGCCAATTCTAACGCAACGTATTGACGAGCTTCAGCAAGCTGCAAAGACTTAGGATCAAAGCCGACACTCTCCAAAGTAACGTCAGCGTTTAGAAATGCGGTCGCCTTTTGCTGACGAGCAGTGCGCCAAGCATTGAGTAATGATGAAATTCTTTCGGCAGTTAAATTAGTGCCATTTGATTTTAATACTGTTGATGGAACTGGGTCTTTTGCGTAATTAACTGCCGCGTTTTCTAAATAAACTGCTGCGGCAATTGTTTTGCCAGCTCTATGCAATAGTCCTTCATCTGGGCCATCAAATCGTATAATCGAACCGACTCCGCTTAAAGGTACTGGTTGGCCATCAACTTTATACCCTGTGATTTCAGTATTTTTGAAATTTGTATCCACAGTAACGCGGTCAGGTGATACGCGAGTCCAGGCTCTGATTCGAGAGCTATCAGTAATTGAATACATTTCCAAAACTTGTCCGTAGCCAACGCCATACAGCCAAATATCTTCAGCAAGCCAGTTATAGATAACAAAGCCGGCTACTCTTGGGTCTGGTTGATTAATAACGCGATTTGGATCAACAAATTCGCCAGTAATGCGGTTAAATGTTGTAAGAGGAAGTGAGCCGATAGTTCCGCAGATAATGTTGCGAGCGCGAGCCACTGAAGGAACGCTCATCGCCAATTGGCGAGTGCTGTTGGTTGCGCCACCGAGAATGTTATAAACCGAGTCGGTTATTTGAACTGGCGTTAGGGCAGCGGTTACGTCACTAACCTTTTGTGGTGTTGCGGCTTTTACTTCTGGAAAGAAGAAATCTCTAATAGCACCCATTTGGCTAAATTGTAAAGGCGTTGTGCTACAAGATGACTATATCGACTCCACTATCAGCCTTAGTTGCGTAGTGTGTTGCCATCGCTGAAGCGACCGCCCCACAAATAACCGCATTAGATACCTTACGCCCCATTACCCAGCCGCCGTCGCCGAAAGGGAGCTTAACGGCAGCTAGGCATTGGCGGGTCAGCTCTTCTTGTCCCGAGTGAGCCAACCGCTGAGATGAGATTGCACCCAACAACTCATCGCAGCTTTGCGCATAGTCAAGACCATCAATAGGTTCAGTCCTAATCCCAGCAGGGGCTAATCGCGCTGCCACTGCCGAAGCGGTTCGGGCCGAGTAAGCAACCAGCTGAACCGGATACTTACGCACCCAGTCCGCCAAATCATTAGCCAACGCTTTATCGTCCAAATTACTTGGGTTATGCCAAGTTTGGAGCAATATCACTTGGAACTTATCTCCCTCAAGTTTTTGGCTCGCGACCAGCGCTGCTTGTTTTCTATCTGGACTGAGATCAATAGCCAACCAAGTATCAGATTCAGAATTGAGACGAAGACCCTCAACTTTGCAACTCTCCCACTGAGACGGACTGATAACTGGGTTTATCGTATCGACCCATTGACATAAGACTTCTGTTCGGACAATATCTTCGGGGTCTGCTAAAACCGCTCGTATATTGTCGGGATGGACTGTGTGGCCAAGTGATGGGTTAGCTTGGCAGACGCCCATCCAAAAGTCTGGCGAATTATCAAATTTAATGCCGTGAGGAGCTGACCACTCGAACCAACCTATGTCATCAGTTCCGCCGTGAATAGCGGCCAGCGCTCTTTCTCTTAATTTGTTTAGAACTATCGAGTGTTGATCGCCAGCATTTGAATAAACCCATATTTGAGGATTTGGGCTGGCCATTTGGGTATATCGCAAGGCAGACCAGACATCTTCATCTTTATACTCGCGGGCTTCGTCGAGATGAATACATTCGGGCGCTGCGATGCCGCGACCCGCTGAGTTATTAGCTCTTACGATATATCTACGACCTTCAGTAAATTGTAATTCTTGAAATCCTTTGGATTCTAGCTTCTTAGTGAATTCGGCGGCTAGTCGGGGAGTCTGCTCGATAATTCCATATATCTTATAAAACAACTCAGCCGAGGTTGTTAGCTTGTGAGCTGTATGAACCTGCAATTTTTCTTTTAAAACGTAAATTCTAAATAGGATTTGTAGGGCCATAAAGGTCGATTTGCCTTGTTGCCGAGCGCAGAGAAGGGTGACTACTGAGTGAGCC